ACTGCAAAGAATCAATCTTACTTTGTGATGTTATAAGGTTACCGCCAACTCCCTCATTCTTATATATCATATCGGAAGGCTGCACATTAAAGTAAGTGCCTTGATCATATACCTTATAAGACTTAATAATTCCATCGACCGTTGTTTGATTGTATAGCTTACCCGTTGGAATAACCTCAACATCGCTTGGAAGTAAGTTCCACATTAACGAAGGTAACGCGCTTGGTAGTCCTTTAATTTCGTATATAAAAGCATTACCGAACACCGACTTAAACACATAGTATTCAAATAGAAACTCCTCGCGCGTTCGCAAAGGGTTAGGTCTATTCAATAGGTTTAACACCTCGTGCTCTTTAATCTCCTCACCAGTCTTTTTATCGTATAGCTTTATCTCCATGTTCTTGAACATATCAGCTAACTGGTTGATTACAGATTGAAGATGAGGAATAGTGTTATAAATTCTTAGTTTATTTTCCGTATCAATAAGAATGGGATTCTTACGGTCGTATATTGAGGTCGAGTACATACCGTTGAAGGTGCTAAGCCCGAACATGCGAGCCACTAAATTAGATACATAACTCATTTGAATAATTTTTTTTAAAATTAATTATAAAAGTAATCGGTAATTTTTTTTATTCAAAGATGTGCGGCAGTAAGGCTTGTATGAAGTTCGCCAGTCCAGCCATCGCATCAGGTGCATCATCGTGCTTACTCTTACCGTCTTTCTTATACTCGTATATTTGCTGCATCATTGCCCTATATTCATCTGTCTGCTTCTCAGGGTGAACATATACGAATTTATTTTTAATGATGTGGTAAGCCATCAATATTCTCGTGTGCTTGTTTGCGGTGTTCTTTATGCTTAATACCTTATCCTCTTGCACCGATTGACGAAGTAAGCGAATGAAACCACTCCCCTGATTGTTTGCCTCAATACGTGTATAGTCTGCATTCAACTCTTTTATCTTAGCTGCAACCATTGGACAAGTTATATCTATTGTGTCTTGCGTGAAAATAGCATCTGTAATATATATCTTACCGTCGTATATCTTCGCCCACAATGCGCATAAATAATCGCTACCTTCATCTGCAACATCGACATAACCAAGTACGCTGTCGGGCTTATGCTCAGGCAATGTTTTGAAGTATCTAAAAGTATCTTCAACAAACAACGCGCCCTCTAACCTACCGAGCCATTGACCTAAAACAACGTGGCAATAGTGGTTAAAGTCTGTTTTTCTCATCTCTTCCACATCTTTAATAAACGATGCAGAAAGGTTATTGATGTTATCTAAGTAGGTACTATGAATGTGCAACACATCAGGGTGGGTGGTTGTTTCTATTTGCACTCCATCAATCTCTATAAATGATAAATGCTTTTCAAAAAACTTTTTGTATATCCAATGCTTTTTATTCGACGGGTTGAGAACCATTATAACCCTATTCTTTGCTTTGTTAGTTCTTATCGATAGGTTTATCTTATCAAAGATGCTTTCATCTATCAACTCTTCTGCTTCATCTAATACCCACGTTGTAACATCGGCAATACTTTTTAGGTTTGCGGTTTGATTACCCGAACTTGTTTTGATGCCTCTAAAGATTATTTCGCTACCAGTAACCTTGTTTGTTATCTCCGTTTTGTTTACGTGAAAATCTTCCTCTTTATTCATCAGTTCAATCTTATTGGTGAACTCAGGAATAATAGATATTTCAGCACTTGACATTGTATATCGAGTAAACAATACTCTGTGCCCTTGCTCATAGGTTAACAAACACATGGCTGTATTTGCGTGAAAAGATTTGCCGCTACCCCTTCCGCCCGTTATGATGATATATCTTTTATCGGTAGTGTAAAGTTCTTTGTATTTCTTATTCTGCTTTATCATCGTCCGCCCATTCGTGAAATGGCTTACTATCTGTCATGTTAATATCCTTGCCGTTTGTGGTAACATCTGTCTTCTTCGGTATGAAGTAAGGGAATAGATTAGTTAGTAATCTTAGATAGTTTACTGAGTCCTCATTTCTTACATCAGCTAACGCCTTTTGAACGTGGCATACTTCGCCCTCCATTATACTAATAAACAATTCTCTCGCGTCTTGCGTGATTTTGTTTTCAATTCCTTTTTCTCTACCACCTTTTTTTTTATGTCCTTTCTCAAACTTAGCCATATCACTACTTTTCACTATTATAGTGGATTTCTCAATGCAACCCCACACTTATAACAAAACACCTCTGCGTGGTCTATAACAGACTCGCATACTATGCACTTTATTATTGTTAATTCTACCATTCTGTTATTGTATCATTTGTAAATTCAGTTGCCAACGGGTATTTGCTTTTTATCTTATCAATCGCTTCGTCAATGTTTTGAGCCTTCACCAGCTTGTCAATAAACATTCTTTTGTCCCCTTTGTAATCAAACGATATTAAATAATAGTTCATTTCTTTTTCTTTACTTTTCGTTTCTTTACTTCCTTGATAGCCTCTTTAACTATCGTTGCGTAATACTCTGCTTCTTTACTTTTCATCTTTCGCTAATAAGTAATGCAATGATATAAGCGTGTAAACTGCTACTCCTACCTTCCAGTTGGTAAGATAAGATAATGATACCAACGAACCTATCAAGGCTACAAATAACACCGTCTTAACTACTGCTTTTAATTTTCTGTTCATCCTATCTGTTTTAACACCTCAATAAAATAAGGTCGTTTGTATGTTTCTCGTTTCGCTTGTATTACTTTCAACTTATTGATCGGGCAGTCTATCATCCACCATTTGCCTCTGCCGTAAAATCTTTGTTTAAGAACGTGCATCAATTCGCATTCCTTTGGCAAATTGTAAATATAAAATTTATCTCTTATATACTCGTAATATTTTTCTACCTTCTCTCTCGTCATATCTTCAATGCAATCATTCAGCATCTTGTCAATTAGAACTCTTTTCTCTGCATCGAAATTTCCGCTCATTCGTTTTTGTTTTTACGAATTTATAAAAATTTCTTCATTCGGCAACGGGATATAAATATTAAACCATTCTTTTGCAAAGTTTCTTATTTGTTCATGGTATTGTTCTTGTTCAAACTTGCTATTCTTTGTTGTGCTTTTTGGTACTATTATAACCTCTCCCGTATCTTCGTTAATCAATTCCACGCTGTTGAATTTCATCTTCATTATCTCGTGAACCTCCTCAATGGTAAACACTTCACCGCACGTTTCATAGAATTGCATCTTCACTAATGGATAAACACACCCCCATAGGTATGAATTTTGATTGTTGCTGCGATTCCTTCTTTTCTTTTCAATGGTAATGGTTATCTCTTTGCCCTCGAATTGTTCAAAGGCTTTTGTTATGCTCGCTTTGTTCGTCGTGCATTTTCCGTTAACTATCTTGCTATTTATTTGGGCTTTCAATTTATTCCTTTCCCGTAATGATTAAACTTTTTTCTTGCACTGGTAAAGGCATCGTAATACTCATATTTCAACTCCTCAGGAAAGCAATTATTGATATCAACATCTCCTGCGCTTGTGTCCGCTCCATAGTATAGACAGACAAGCGTGTAAGTATTGCATGTTATCATTTTCTTGGTGATTATAGCGGCTTCTCCTCCTTCTTCTTTAAGTTGATTTAGCGCGATAATCATTGCTTCATGCTTAATGATAAAATCTTTTTCGCTCGTGCTTATTGTTTCGCTTCTTACAAAATATAGTTCCATATCAATTCAATTTACTTTGCATTTCTAACTCCAATATGTCTTTCACATCCTCGATGTATTCTTTCAGTTGACCTTTCGCTTTGCCGTCTTTAAGTATGCTAAGCAAGTATTCAGCTGGTACATCGCCCAGTTCCCAACCTTCATAATTGCCAAAAGGCATCAAATCGTAATCGCCCATTTTAAATCATTTTTATACCTATTATTCGACAAATATCTTCAATGCTTTCAACTTTATCAACTTGCCCTAACCAGCCGTCAAAGAACTTTTGTTCACCCTCCGTTAACTTCCTTGCGCTTTTCGGCTTGCTGCCGTCTTTAATTTCAAAAGCGTAGTTTTTCCCTTCATGCCCCACCAAAATATCAAAGCAGTTTTTAAGCTGGTGAGTATGTAATACAGTTACACCTAATCTCCTTAGTTGTTCAACTATTTGTTTCTGGTTGCTGTCTACCCTTGCAATTTTTCGCATTCGTCAAACTTAAAATTAAATCCAGTAAATCGCAAATGCTTAGGTTTATTTGCCGCTTCAATCATCAATTCGTTTATCTGCTTTGCTTTGCTTTTCCACTTTAGATATGAAGTTAACACGTATCGATTCCCGACTGGTATCTCTGTGTCTATATGCCCTTCAATCCTAAAGGTTCTCACGTTCAAATCTAATTCTGTCGCTACAAATCTCGATGCTGCGCTTATCGTTGGGCATACCATTTCGAGGTGTCTTTGTTCACCTACTATTCGATAGATGTACGTTGTTCTTTCAGGCGCTTTCATGCTTTTAATTTTAAACTGTAAAACTTAACTTTTGATTTGAATACGGTCGTCGGACGGGTGCGGAAGTAGTAGCCATGTATTGCATCTCCATTTGGTCTGCAATTCCATTTAATTGAATCAATAACAACTAAATCATATTCATCATCAGATTCATTGGGTATAATCACCTTTACCGAATTATTAAACCCAACAAAAGGCTTACCGTTTACCAAAGTGCCGTTTGAATCGTAAACGTAGATTAATCTTGTGTCTTTATTTTCCATTGTGTTTGTTTTTGTTTGATTAATACTTTAACCTCATCCACCTTGCTAATCGGTACACGAAAAGCGATGGTTGTTGTTTTCTCATTATACTTAGGCTTGTTACCCGAACCTTGTCGAGCGCCACCCCAGCCTTTTTTAGTTTTCATATAAGTACATTTCAAGTCTTTGAAACAAGCTATTCATTGACGCTTCTTCATCCATTGTGATAGTTCCGTTTTCTTGTTTTTTTTCAAGCGATTCGTATGCACTTAATACTGCTTTGAAATATTTTTTGTCTTCTGTTTTCATATTGTTTGTTTTAATTTGTTCTCAAATATACAACTACTTTTCTATTCTGCAAACTTTTTCATCTTTATTTTAAATATTTTTTAATTTTCGTGTATTCGTTGTTGAACTCAATATAAGTTAAATCACTACAATCGTGGTCCATGTAGTTCTTTACTATTTCAATAAACTTTTGCCTTCTATCGGGTGCAACCTTCTCAATTATATTGAACTCATCACCTACATTCATTGAAATAAGCAACCCCCAAACTTTATCGTTATAATCCAAACTTTGCGACATAGTTATCAATTTGCGTTTTTAAATTCTCATTCTGTTTCATCAAGCTTAAATTAAGCCTTTCTAAGCGCTTATTTTTATCGAGTAATGTAATTATATCACTTGGCTTTAAATCGTTTATTAGATACTCTCTTTTTGCTTTAGAATGGATTTTCTCAATGTAACTTTTATATCCTTCGATTCTCAAAGCCATATTTTCCCAATTATTCTTTTTTGCTCCAGCTGACTTTTTCGCCATCATTTCGCAAAGTGCCAAGTCGAATGATAAATCAATCATGATCTCCTCTTTAAATAAATCGTTTAGGCTATCCGTTTCTCTCTCCTCTGCTATCTTAGAACGGGAAAGGGTCTGCATCCGCTTGAACGCTCTCAGTTTCAAATCCTTCATTTTTTGCATGGTTTAAAGTTGTTAGTGTTTGTTGTACCGGTGTTGTTTCAAGTACGTTATTACCTCCAATAGTGAATTTACAATAGTCTTGCATTGTAAACAATAACGGTGCTTCTCTCGGTGTAACACTACCTCCTGTTAATGTTTCTTTAACCTTTCTTACGTGTACTTCCGTTACATTGAATGCTGTTGCGTGTTGTGTCATACGGTGAATACTTATGAAGTCATCGGCTCTATTGGCGAACTTTTGCCCTCCTTCGGTGTCGGCTTTTTCGGGAGGCATCAAATGCCCTTCGTTTACGTGGTCTTTTGGGAACTTCTTACGCGCTGCCTCAGTTACCAGGTGCGTATTAACGTAAAGACTTTTATGTGTTTGCTTGCAGAAGATACGCATCAAAGCGCATATCTCGTAGTCTTCTTCGTGCTTGTTGTTACCCAGTCCCATGCCTTTAAGTGAATTGTACGGGTCAATAAGTAAGCCGTTTGACTTCGTGCCGCTGCTCACTTCCAATATTTGCTTTGCATCAAATAACCTATCGTTCCGAATGAAATTAAACATTTCGCTCATTTCATCATACGTTCTATGCAACTGCATTTCAGGTATCTTAAAAATATTGATGCCCGTTAAAAACTGCGCTATCTTAACTTTCAATGAACCTATTGAATTTTCGGCTGAAAATATATCCCACTTCAAATTATACTTTTTGCTTAAGACACAAAAATACCACAATATCCAGTCGGTCTTACCCACGTTATCGTGCCCGTTAATGAATACAAGTTGCTCAGGCTTGTAAGCTAAATGCTGGTCAGCTACTTTGTCGCCAATACCAAGCCCTCTTTTTATCGCACCGCTTCGCAAACCTTCTACGAATGCGCGTCCCTCTGATGGCTCAAAGATGTTTTCTGCTGCTATTAATTTACTCATAGTTCTTCGTGTTTACCAAAGTTAGCCCAAGGCGCTGGGTTATTGCTTAACTGTACTTCGGCCTTTTTAGGTGGGTTTGTTTTTAGCCAGTTAGCAAAATGCTTTTTAACTTCTTCTGCATCCTCTCTCGGTTTTTCGATTAAATTCTGTATTGCAAAAAAATCTTTTAATGAAAGTGCTATTAATTCCCTATTGGTTTGATGCTTCATAATTAACGGGTCAATCCATTGCTTGGAACTTAATAAATAATTCCAAAGTTGTTTTGACTTTTCTCTTTTGTCTTCTACATTACTATTACTATTATTATTTAAATCTTTATTTATATTTATATATAGCTTAAGCATTTGCTTAAGCACTTGCTTTAAACTATCTTCATTTTTAGTATCTAATTTTTCAAAATCAATTTCATTTTTTAAATACTCTATAAATTTATAATCATCACCATGAACGCGCTTTACAAACTTTATGAAGTATCCTATTTTTCCAGCAAGTCCCCTTTTTTCTGTGAACTTTTCTCTTGCTTGTATTACTTCTGCTGCAAAATGCTGTTTTAATCTTCCTTCATCATCTTGCTTAAATTTATGCTTAAGCACTTGCTCAAACATTTGCTTAAATCTTTCAAATTCAGAAAACTTAACATTTGCTAAAACAGCTAATGCTTCAACATCGTTTGGCAAACTTTTTTTATCGTATTGATGAAGTATTAAATTAAGATACCAGCCTCTTAAGTCTGCATCCATTTCTGCTGTCGCTACTAACCACTTATCTATATAAAAAAGTGCTGCTGGGTCTTTTCCATTAGACATTTTGCCCTCCTTCCTGAATCTTGTTTATTTCAGTTCTCAATTTCTTAGCTAATCTTATAGCTGTTGATTTGTCTAAGGAAATAAATAGATTTCTATCTCCTTCTGTAATTGATAAAACGACATCATCCGATTCTCTAACACATTGGATAAATGATGAATCTTCTTTGTAAGACGAAGTTCCTTTTCCGTAAAAAAATATTTTTACCATAATAATAACAGGTTTTACTAAACCTATAAAAATAAGTAGCCGCTTCGGGTACTTGCGCGGAGGTAGACTAATACCTATAACAAGTAACCCGATTAAGCTGTTTTTAAATATCTTAGTTGATTTAGTCTTTTCCGCTAAGAGATGCACAAATATAAACAATTAATCCTTTCGCGTTTCGTTTTTATCAATCTTTTTGAGTAGTTCTTTTTCGATGTCGATTGAGAAGTGATGCGCATAATTTAAGCACGTCAAAATAACGTCTGCTAATTCTTCGCCTAAATTGT